TTATGTTCCATTAAGTTAAGTCTTGTGCATTTTTATAACTTATAAAAATAGTATCAAAAAATATATATTAAGAATCTTATACTCTTTCAAACACAAGATGTGTAAAAGAATGATCATTTCGATCATCCTTGAATCTTATCTTTGGCTCACCGACCAACCTCCATATATTGGGATCTGGAGAGAAATCAAATTTCACATCACCGTCAATCTCAGCCTCCACTCTAGTATAGTACACCTTATCGACTATGTTTGATGTGAGGTTGTAGATCTCTGCTCCACCTATTACCATCAACTCACTCTCCCCTCTCTCAGATGCAAATCTTACGACATCATCAATATTGTTAAACACATGTACCCCATCGATCTTTAAAGTAGTATCTCTGGATAGAACAATGTTTGTCCTGTTGGGTAATGGTTTTCCTATGGATTCAAATGTCTTTCTCCCCATGACGATGTGATGTCCCGACGTGATCTCTCTAAAGAGTCTCATATCATCTAGCAATCTCCACGGAATCTTGTTATCCTTACCTATGACATGATTGTTTGATGCAGCGAATACCCAAGAGACCTTCATAGTGATATGTTATAAAATATTAAAAGGTAAAAAATGGTAAGGTTATAAAATAGTAATCGTAAAATATAATAATGTTATATTTGTATGAGTAAATGTAAGACATAAAATTTATTTTTGTATAACGTTTAAAATCCACACATCATCACAAACCACCACACCTCCTCATGTTTTTTTCATGATTGTCGATCAACCATACCTTAAAATTAATAAGATTGTACCTCGCCAAATTCATCGATGTTGCATCATTCTTGGATAGTATCTTTGTGATGATGAGATTATTAAGATCATATTTTTCACAAGTCTTTGTTATATTTTGTTCAAAATCCCAATGTCCTTTGATTGACATTATGATCTCATTGCATGACATATTTGCCACCCTCTTATGAACTACGGGTAGAGATATATCTTTCAAATACTTTATAGCACACTCTCCACCTATATTAGTTACCTCACATCTTAAAAAATAGGATATCTGAGGAATCCTCACCAACTCTTTTATGGTCTTGCAATTATGCTCATATAATATGGCGACATCCACAGGAAACAATTTTTCTATCATCGATATCTTTATATGACCATTCTCGACAATGTAATTTTTTATATCTATCAATACCTCATTGTTGTATATCGTGTCTTTGATATGTTGATAGATGGGATATGTTAATGTTGAACTCTTTATCTTTTTTAGATTTATAAATCTCTTTATGAGATCTTTAAAATCCTCTTGTAACTTTAATCTTTTTATGACATCTATATCCTTTGATCCATCCATTACCTCCTTCAACTCATCACCATATCTATTAAATTTGATATCATCGTAATGATGTTTGAGGAGATATAGTGCCAAACTCTCATTAGTCTTTGGGTCGATGATAGTTACATCATATAACGTCGATATGGATAATAGATATTGTTTCCCAAAATGATCGTTGGTTATCAGCGCAACATTTGTCTTTAATCTATCATCTCTGAGTTTCAAGATAATGTTGGTCATCTCTAGACATATCATCATATCCGAAGAATTTTTTCCTTTATCGTTAGTATGAATAATGGTACACCATCTCTTATTCTTTAGGTATTGAGGGACACAGCTACCCTCTCTCTGCGTGACGATTATATGTAGACCATCACCAAATATGCTGTTGATATGAGTTAATGTTGACGTTGCCTGATCTCCATCCACGAACACCAACATTCGTATCTTTTTTCTTTTGATCTCATTGATGAGAGCACACGAAAGATGATCGATGTACTCCTTTATGGTAATTATGTTGGTGATAGTATCTGCTGATCTATATTTTATTATAACGTTGATTATATGTTCAATATATAGATTGTCATCCTTACTCTCACCTATATCTTTTAACCATGAACCAAAGTCAACATTCTCGTGATCTTTAATCTTGTAACTATCATTCTCCGTTATTAATAATCTATAAAATGTCTTTAAAATATTAACGCTCAATGAATAAAGATATAATTTTCTCTCATTTCTGCTCTTCTCTTTTAAATTTTTTTGGATGGTGGTATATATCTCTTTATCATTCATCATATTTATTTTTTTATAAGATTAAAAAAATTTGTACAAGATGACGTTAAAGATTTTATAAATATGTAAAATATAAGATATTGATAGATATTTAAGATTTATGTTGTGATGTCTATTAATAAATTTTGTACATTTTTAATTTATCAACCATAAAAAATTAGTTTTGATTATCGTTGAACAATAATACTATTTTTAATAGTATTTACCAATATTCTTTTAAACATCACCCACATTATATAAATAATAATATACATCATCGTTAATAAAATAATATATTATATAATGTTAAAATATACAAGAGTGTGGAAAGATTTTAATCAAGACGACGTTGATCTATTTCAAGATCCCGTTCACGAGACCTATGTAGAGACATCAACCTTTGTGTTGATGTATGAAAAGGTGTTGCAACAATTTGATGGTAGTGATATGACATCCTATCTAGATTTTTTCTTTGTCCCATCTCCATTGAATAGACGTATATGGACATTTGTCGACGATGATGCAAGATTAGACTTTAGAGATTCTGCATTAGAGATGGGTCTAATTCCAAGTCTCAATGAAGTCATGGAGGGAGAGGATAAGGATAGAAAAATTGAGAGAGATCGTAAAGAAAAGATAATGATGGATAATGAGAGAGCAAAAAATATACAAAGGTCAAAGAATGAGAAAAAACAAAAGAACGTAGATTCTAAAAAGGGAAAGATTGGTAAGAGATTAAATACATCACAGATCACCATAGATAGACTCATGAATAGATTAAAGATAGAGACCGATCCCATCGTTAGAGAGAATATTCAAAACAAGATTGAAAGAACGTTAAAGATTATAGAGACATCAATGTAAATAATACTAAAAATATGTGTGAATTAAAATTTATATATGTATAAATTTTGTAAGAGTTGTTTTAATATAATTCGTATGTTTAAACCCTAGACGTCACTGTGAGAAACATGTATTTTTTATCGATCTTTGTATGGTGATCATCGTAATAATCTATGCGAGGTTGATAGTACAACTTCATATCTATGCTCTCTGTATCGATATGTTTATCATTGAAAGATACGATGACCTTCAATACATCATCGTAGACGTCACCCTCTCTTCCACAAAACAATTTTTTTAGTTTATCACTATCGTATATACCACCATTAACCCCCAATCTTAGTTTTGATCTGTGACTGCTATACAAGAGATTATCATCTTTATCAAGGACGTCCAACCTTATAGTATCTTTGATAATTTTGTAATCATTAACTTTGTTATCGTAGGTAAAATATATGTGGGTCAAAGGAAAAAAATATTGGATATCTCTCCTATAAAATATACATTCAAAATAATAATAATTATTAGATTTAGATCCACGTCTCGATCGTCTGCGCATATGTCTCATATTTTTCCCACTGCAATGTTTCGCCTTTTCATAATCATCGTCGTCATAATATAGACGTCTGATATTTTGAAATGAACCTGTCAACGTTGTGTAATCATTTATGATGGGTTGATAACACATGCTTATGTTCATTAATCTATGCTTATCGTTATGCAAGACTTTTAAAACAAAGGCAAACATATTGTAATCCTCATCTATATTCAATGTACCATCTACGAACGCATCGGTCTCCAATATATCTTTTAATTTGTGAGACCTGCATAGAACGTCCCTCGTGCAATACTCTATAGTTCCCCTTATATTCAATTTTATAGTGTCAGCCATTAACGATAAATCCTATAATGTTAATTTACTGTTGTTTTAAAAATAGCAAAATAATAGATTCTTATATTTAGAACGTATATTTTTTATTAAGAATCATTTTTATAATTTAATATTATAAATGAATGATTTAAATTTTACAAGTCATCACTAAGTGTTGCTCTGGAAGTTAAGCATTTTTTACATTTGTAAGCTGCAACATAGACTAATGCTATAGGAGATAATATTACCAAACAACTTATACATATAAATGATTGAATTTTGTTAACTTCCCCAGGTCTATTTCTCCACCTCATTGGGGAATTTAGATATGATTATTTTTGATAGTTTAAATGTCTATATTTTTATTTAATCCTGTGTATGATAATTATTGTATATTTTTATAATTTGTTATATAAAAATCAGTTTGGGGGTTGGTGTCTTATATTATCAACGTTATATGAATTAATCTTTATTACGAAAAATATCGTAAGAGTATCTCTTTTAATACCTCCCCATGACAAGTTCTATTATCGGGTGTCACACACCAACATCCAAATCTTTTCTTTTTAGAGAGAGCTAATAGATCGTTTTTGGTTATTGTTCCATCATCAATACATTTTTTTATGTGATCCACGTATAGTTTCAAGACTTCGACGATGTTTGTCGATCCATCTTTGTTCTTAATGACTTTATAAGGATTGGCAAATACGCTGTTGTATATATCTTTTTGTGGGAAACGTTTACCATCTATAAAGACAACGTTTGGTCTTCCTATATAGACGTTATCGTCATCTTCCATCCATTCCTTTAAATTATTATACGTCGGTCTGATATACTTTACCTTGCAATTCACCACCTCGATAGCTCTCAATCTTTTTTCCATAGTGTTTTATAGACAATAAAAATATTAAACATCTTTTAATATTTTAATTTTATAGTGGATTATGTGTTGAGATAATCTAAGAGTGATATTATTAGATTTGGAGGTTTTTCACATTGTAATATATTGGTATGATTATTTAATGCCCTAGAGACAGAGATCCTGTAGCTCTTTGATGGATCAAGTCTATCCATAAATTCATATATGTCAGTTAAATCAACAACGTTGTAATAATTATAATTATCTAACGTTATATCAACACACGACGTTGATAGGTATTTAAAAAATGTTAAGATATTCCCAGAATACCTCAAGATCGTAAGATTGACAAGGTATTTAATAGGTGATGTATCACGATTAAAATTTATTGATCTTATAGATAATGTAGTTAAAGTATTTAAAAATTTTAAAAAGTTTAAATCTTGATTAAAATAAGTTCCCAAACTCAACGATCTTAAGTTTTTCAACCCTAACGCATAGGTTACTGGAAAATTTGCATTCAAACATAGATTTTTCAAATTTTTAAAATTATTTATAATATCACGTATATCGTCATTACTATATTGTTCTATACTCAAGGATCTCAAGTTTTGATACATGCTAGGTCGAGGGAACGTTGTATCGGTTATATAATTACATTCTAAATTCTCTATAGATGTTGGTAACTTTGGAATATCCATTATACTATCATTGTCGTTACTAAATGAACGCAAATTGTCACATCTATCCAATCCTATCAACTCTCCCATGTATGCACAATTAAAGAATGATATCTCTTTCAAAGTTACCGGTAATGTCGCCTTAATATAAAATGAAACCTTATCAAGATCGTGTGATCTGTCACAATTCCATATAAACCGTTTTAAATTACGAGGCAATTCACATATGTCCTTTGTAAAATTTGGACTCTCTATCTTTAGAGTCTTCAATGATGTCATATCCTTTAAAAAATCAACGTTCCTGTTAAATCTACCTCCCAATGTTAAGCTTTTTAATAATGATAAACCCATTATCTTTTCAAGATCAACTATATTATTTCTAGCATTCAATACAAGGGTCTCCAATAACGGAAATACCCCTATATTTTTTAAATCTATATCACCAGCACCATAAGATGTACTAACAAGATTTAAATATTTTAGATTTGGATATGAACATCTATGAAATATCAAAATGTTGTGAATACTAGTAATACTAATATGTGTTATATTTTTTAGATGACTACTAGATTGTAAACAATCCATATTACTTCTTAAATGAGTGGCTCCTATCTTTAAAAGAAATTTTCGGTATTTTTTATTCTTTAACGATGACCGTGTTACGAGGAATGGTCTATTGTTTTTACAAAAATTTATCTGCTTGTATGGAGTATCTATAATGTCCTTACATACTAGTCTAATATTGAGTAGATCTTTGAATTTGAGATATCCATATATCGTATTCTTTATATGGATACATCTCGTAATATATTCAAAAGGTATGACGTCTATATCGTTAGACATATTTATCTCAACAAGTATTTATTTCAATAACAAGTATTTATATTGATAAAATATAAATATTAGTTTTAATGTATTGGAGAGCGTTGGAAAAAGAATTTCTCTCAATAGGGAGGGATTTCTGCTTTGGGGTCATCCCAACGAAGTTGATTCTGTCTATCCCATTCATGGTTAGCTATGTTCAACAAGAATCTCGTAAACTCTACATTTTGAGGAATGTATATCTCTATAGATGAGATGTTACTAGGTAGGTCCTTCAAAGATACACTAACGTCGTTACATGTATAAGAGTAATTATTAAAATAGGTTGATGAAATAGGTTTTTTAGATGGAATCTTTTTGGATAAGGTAATCTTTGTAATGTTTGAATCGCACTCTATATCCATATCTATATTTTTTACATCTATCGTCTTACTATAATCGTACCTATACACCACAGGTATGGCGAGGTTTGGTGACTCGTACTTTTCTAATATCTTTAACACATCGCGTGGATTAGAGTAGGTAGATTTGTAGTACGATAAAATGATATCCTCTATCAACATTCCATCTTTTAAAAATTTGATGATGTGAAGGAAGCCATTCAACGTATCGGGTGTTAGATTTATACTCATTGTTTTTACAAAACACACTTTAGATTTACAAATATATAAAATAGTTATATTTCAAGTTATATAAAATATTATATAACGTTAACATATTTTTATTTTTATTGTTTTGGCCTCTTTACCATTAAATAAATTATGATACCGATAATCAACAATATGAATGCACCAGACGCTACATACGACCATGGATAGTATTTGTTCATAAAACTAGAGATCTTGTTCAAAATATTCTCTATAAAATTGACGGGAGCGGACGTGGAAGGATTTATCAATGGTGGAGCGTTGGGGACGTTGGGTAATAATGTGCTACATGGGACTACCTGTGATCCGTTAGAACAGAGACCACAAGATTGATTAAAATTGATACTACCACCTATCTTTGAATTGATCTCGTTTATAGATATACCATTAAAGACGCATGTGCACGTCGTCCCACCATTACCTCCTGCGCTTCCGCCGCTACCACAAGATCCACATATAGTATTGAAATTTATGTTGCCTCCATTGGTGCTATTTATCATATTTATAGATATATCATCGACGACGCAGGATGATTGTTGACATACCTTTGGCCCAAATCCACAAGTGTTATTTCCGTTACCGCTTGGTGTGCATGTATACTCTCCTATAGGGATTCCACCATTGGCTATAGCAGATGTACATAGAGTGTCACATTCTTGAGGAACCTCTCCTGGCATGATCGTCTGTGAAGGACTCAAAAAACACGAAAATGCCTTGTATAGATTTGGTGTAGTGATATCTCCTCTCTCTATCGTGGAACACGCAGATCTCAAAACGCTATCACACGTCCCCGGATTTGCACTACAATATTTTATTATCGTTGGCAAGAAAGGATCATCCTCCTGTGGTGCTGATCCTTGAAGATCGATGTTCCATTGATTCAGGGCGCTCATAAATATACTCATAGGTTGTTGACCATAGGTGGACGTCTCTGGATTGGAGATGTATTGATCACATTGATTGACACCGTTAATGACGTTAGAGGTAGAGTTCCATGCTCCATAGGTACATAGATTCTCCATATAGTTGAAACAATTGTACGTCGATGGTGACCAATCTGGACTGCATGTATCCGACCTTAGATTAAATCCCGGTAAGACAGATCCTTGGTTTAAATTACAACACACGGCATATCCACCAACGGATGGGTCATTCATGACGTTACTCCAATTCCTCTTCCATAAATTATGATACGCATTCGAATCACACGTACCGTACCCCAAAACATTGTTTATAAAGAGACATTGATCTGGTACACCTCCGACGTTTTGTTGATATTTGTCGTTTATGTCCGTGTAACTAGGATCTACCGTTGCGCTATATAAGATGTAGTTTTGTTTACCTAAAACGTCGAGCGTTGCACCAGCTTGCCCCCATACTGGTGGAGTGGAAAAGGTCTCACAATTTCCGACGGCAAAACCTAGATTTGTATCACCACCATTAAATCCAATACCATTATATGTATATGGTGTAGTGTTATTTATATTTGTCGGTGTAGATTGCAACAAACCCCATTGTGTTATATCGTTCTCTTGCCCCGCCCCTACCACACCATAATTTACTGTAGGACATTGAAGGTATGCAGGATTTTGTGCCATCTACTACCTTTTATATTATAATAAGATATTATAATATCGATCAAAAATTTATAGATGTTACTATAATTAATAAGATCTAAAAAGTATGTTAACAAAGTATATTAATAATGACCACACAATAATAAATGTTTATAATTTGTTTTATAAAATAAATTCAAAATATAACATTCGTATAAAAATGTTTTTTATCATATATCATATATTATAAAAAACATTTAACAAATAAACATCTACATTCTTTTATACTAGTCTTTAATTCTTGTGACGCTTGTTGTATAGTATCTTTGTTAATTTGATTCATATTTACCTTTCGACCTTTTATATTATTCGAGAAACTTAAACAAATTTTATATCCATGCTTGTTTATTTTCAAAATTACCTCTGAAAAATTAAATATGTCTATTATTCTGAATTTTAATTTTAACTTTGATCCTTTAAATATGGATATGACACCACATTCTGGTTGTTTGGCAATCTTTGGAGAATAAGAGAATATTAAACGATCAGGTCCATAACTACGACCACGTAAAATAAATCCTTCAGCTCTCATAACCGATGCTATTTTAAATGCTTCTTTGGGGGAAAAAAATCCTGTTGAACTAAAAATTTTGACATTGGTGGTCGTTATCTTTGTTGATGGGATATTATCTCCGCTTTGGAATATTTGTGATCTGGGGAGTGCGCGATTTAATTGTTCTTTAGCCTCAAAATCAAGAAAGATGTGAGCATTCACAAAAGAAAGATCCATGTCAACCACATTTTTAATCTTGTAAGACACCTTCATTTTTTTCACTTTGCTTACTCGTCGACTCTTCTGTACGTGACTAAAGAATATTGACGATAACTATATATTGTTTTAAAAACAACTTGTAACAAAGTTTGGATAGTATAAAATACTTTGTAATAATGGTATTTAATAAGAACAAGGCGGAATTTTATTTTAAATGAATTAAAATATTATTTTTACTATACGTCAATCTATATTCCTATATGTAAAATTCTATTGATATTATCTCTATATCATTGCATTTACATCTCACGTTAAAGAGATCGTTCCACACATTAATATCAAATTTGTTGGATAAAAATATGGTAAACTTTTCCATATCAAACTCTCTTATAGATAAATTTCTATGATCGATATACGAATCTATCAACCATACCTTTTTATCAACGTCTACCCATAGAGTGAACACATGATTCACATTGTCCCACCCATCATCGTCAGCATCCGAGATCGATATACCTATATAACCGTATTTTTTCAGATAACGATCTACTCTTTCAATCATGTGATCACCAAAATCTTTGGATAATACACCCTTCGTCCTTCCTAAAAAACCATCATGTCTCTCCCATGGCATCGTTCCACCACCACCCATCGACGATGCCCACTCACCATTATCGTCATATGTATTCTTGTATAAGAGATCATTGACTCGACGTTGTGTGGGAGGGGGTAGATTGTGTAATTTATTATGTAATATATAACGTATATACCTTCCCGCTCTATCGCAGGCACCAACGCCACAACATGCCTCCCAACCATACTCGATATATTTTTTAAGACTCTCCATAACATTATGCTATTTTTAATATGTATTATTAAAAATCAATTATGTTAATTCATTCAATACACATCTAAATTCATAAAATAATCTTTGTGATCATCGATATACTTTTTATCAAAATATAAAGAGACTGTTTTTTCATCATACTTTAAATAGATGACATCAGTGTTTTTTTGAATCTTTGATATCAATCTACTATCTTTTAGATAATCGTACAGTTCACAATACTCTATACATTCTCTCGTGGTAATCATCCTCGTTTCGTATAAGAGTGTTAATAATTCAATGTTATAATACTCTATTTTAATCATCAACTCTTTTTTTATATCCCAAGCCTGTCCTAAAATGTACATTTGTAAAGACGTGGTCTCTAAAATGGTGGACATCTCATTGTTGTAAAATAGATCCAACATTGCCTCTATAACGTCGTGATAAAATCTAGATTCGTGGAAGGTTACCATATCAAAATCATACTTACGTTGATGCTCCTTAAAAGCATCTTTGAAAAAATCGCAACACTTGTCAAGTACAGATCTATGAACGCAAAATTTTATGATAACATCGCTGTTGATCTTTTTACACGAGATATAAAAATCGCAGGACTCGCCGGTCTTTGAGGTGTATATCTTCATAATTTACTTGGGTAAGATAATTTACAAAGTAATGGGTAATAATTTATAAAGTAATTATAAATATTTATCGATAAACGCTATAAAAAATTAGTTTTGATGTACATCAATCTACCTCCTCCATAACACTAGACTCTTGTATATTTTTTGAATGTAATGGAACGTCTATCTCCTTATATTCTGCTGTCTTTATGGATCTAATATCTTCCCACGTTAATATAATTGTTGTATCTTTTTTAAAGATGGGGACTCTTGAAAAAAAATCATCACCTGTCATCTTCTCATATTCAGTTATCTCCTTATTTTTCGTATTTTTATCGGTAAACATAAAGTTTCGTAAGGGTTGTCCGGTAACGTAATCTCCTTTATAGATAATATCTTGTATAGAAGGATCTGTACGGGTAACATATGCACAGATAAGATCTTTGTTTGTTTGTAAGGCTGCACACCACAAGTTTGGTACCTCGCACCACTTATCGTCATTCCATCTTGGATTTAACGTACCACCCTCTTTACGATCAAAAACTTTATATTTGATATGATCTGTCAACCTCACATCTTTAATAAATAATATTTCATCCATATAAGAAGAGTCTTGTCTACCATTATATATCATGGGATTGGTTCTGATAACATACCTACCTATCAGATCCCTCATTTTTTTGTTATCTACATTCCATGTCTTTACATAATCCTTGTTATCTCGTTGAATATTAACGTTAACATTTTTTGATGCGTCGTCGGGTATCTTGTCTGGGGACACCTCAAACCAAAGATTATCGTTGTAACATGGATTTAATATTCTCACACAACCGGCTTTGTGTATATGAGATTCACCAACGTGCAAGATATGTCCAAATGGGGATACGTCGATGATAAATAGTGGATGTTGGGGTTCACGATGGGAGGTATCGATCTTACCATTATAGAGACGTGCTCCTCCAAGTCTATTTACCCATCTCCCTATGAGAGATTTTGCCTCAACACTATATAATTTTTCACTCATCGTTAATTGTATTTGTAATCTTTATAATATATTCGTAATTTATAATAATATTTGTTAACGTTATATTATATTATTAAATATAATATCAATTTTATCATCGTTCGTTCAAATTTATTAAAATATAATGTTAATCTTCTAGTTCAAAATCATCATCCTCCTTCTCTTCGTCGACGTAATCTTCGTTATCATCAGGTTCCTCTTCAACATTTAAATCCTCTTCTTCGGTACCCTCATTATTCTCTTCATTATCATCTTCATCAAACAAGATCTCTACCCCATTATCTTCACCCTCCAACTCTATATCATCGTCAATCTCCATCTCGTCATCATCGATCTCTATCTCATCTTCATCCTCTGCATTGGATAATGGGTTGATCCTCTTCATCTTTGCCACACTCTTCTCCACACCCCTCTTCTTTATGGTCGCACTCTTTGACATCTTCTCGCAAACCCCCTTCATATGTTCAAAGACAACATCACCATTGACTCCAGCTATCCTAATCAGATCCATCTCTACGATATTGTTCTTCTCATCGTCTTCCCATATCGTATCTGTATCCTCATATGGATACTCTAAAAATACATATTTTTGATTCATTATCTGCGTTCGAGTTATTATACATCTTTTGTCAACGGTGCACAAAAAATATGGTATCTGATTGTATCCGAGGGATTTGAATTTTATCAATGCCTCTTTCAATTCCTTTGCGACGTCGTTGATATCCAACATCTTTATAGTGTTGGCATGATCGGTATAGTATGATGAACATGTATCCTTGACGATCCTCGTTAATATAGTCTTTTTTCCATCAAAATTATTAGAGTTTATAAGGTTGGTGACGAGTTGTTCACCATATTTTTTGAGATGATCAGCTAGAGTAACGTTATCGACTAAGGTCACCATTCTCTTTAAATCTACCAAATTGTTACGTTAGATGAAATTCTTTTATAAGTAATTATATTCGTAATATACAACGTTACGTTATTTAAAAATTATTTTTTTCAACCATATAGATAAAATTAATATCACCCCATGGATTTTTTATGCATCATAAAATTGTGTTTGTTGTTCTCTAATGACGATCATAATCGTATGGATTTCTAAATTTTACATATATAAAATATCTCATACCATTAAGAATTCTGTAACTTAGACCATTATCATCAAGGAATGGGTATATTTTTTGAGGTAATAATGATATATATCCTAATTGTTCTGCGCAATGTTCAACTAATTCTGTTCCTTTTATCTCATCCTCTTTTTTTGTTGTAAATATTAAATAAGTCTCACAATACATCTTTATAGAATTAATTGATAAAACCTTAACATTATTAAGATAGGATTCACAAAATTTGATATGTTCATTGTTTGTCATATCAAATGAGTTTGTTGAAAATACAAATTCATTTGATATTTCATTTTCATTAGCGGGTCGTTCAAATTCTGAGATTTTATTGGGATGGTGGTTTGTGTGACATTCTTTTTTATTAACCGATGTCTCCAGATCTTTGTTTAGTTGACGAATGATCTCATCATAGATAAAATCCGGTAATGGTGCTACACCATATTGAACACTTTCTATAACAAACTCACATCTAACGATTTCTCCATTATAATCTAATACCGTTGGGCCGTGTATATGTTGACCATTATAATAGGCATCTATATCCACATCAAACAATTTTATCTTTGATAGATCTCGTCCCCTTAGACCATTTGTCTGTCTCTCGTTAGGTCTAAAATAAAGAATACGTTCATGATTTATACCATCCATTGTTATAGTATGCCCTTTAAACTTGTTTTCTACGCACACATCTTTATATCTGTTCATGGTATTATATGCATTATCTACATTAAAACCAAATATATTACCATATATCTCACCAGTGAGAATGGTAACAGAATTTACTCCATACTTATACTGTGATTCTGGGTATATTTTGTTTCTATACACAAAGTCGGATGTGATTAAATATTTCTCATCTTCATTCTCTTTGACAAATTGAGTCTCAAAAGACATGTTATTGTACATATAAACAAACTCATTTTTGTCTAATTTTTTCAAATCAAACTTGATGTGATTATAATTTTTTTCTTTAATTTCATCCAATAATTTTTTACGTTTTTTTTCCTCTATTCTACTTAACGTTCGTTTAGATTTTATTTTATCTGACATTTTGTCGATACTTTGTGTAATCTCTAACTTATCATAGATCTTTAATTCATCTCTCATAAATTTTTTGTTTTTAATAGTCATAGTAAAGGGATATATTAATGTAAATCTACTATTGCAATATTCTACATATTCTGCCAAATATTTCTTATCAAATATTTCCCCTGAAAGGTTGTAATCTTTAAAATATCTATGTATAGCTTTTTCGTCCTTGTGTCTATCTTCGCACGCAAAAACATATATATCTAATTTGTTACCATATGTAGTCATATATCGAGATCTTAACCCTCTCCAATTATGGGTTTTTCCAATCTTAATACCATTAACTAACGGACTGGTAATAATATATAAAAAATTGTTCATTATTAATAATTATTTTGAAATATGAAATATGTAATATTGTTTTAGTGTATCACAAAAAAATCAATTTACATCTCAACGTTATACCATTTTTGTAACCCGTCACTTTGAAAAATATAATACTTTTTATATCTTCCATTGATAACTATATAATAATAAAATATTATAAATTATCAACATCATATTTTTTAATGGGTGCTATATTGGTATTGGGTGCAGTGGTCTTGCTACTCATCGCTGCGATAGTCATCATAGTTCTAATATACAAGAAAAAATTAACAGATTGTCAAGAAGGTTATGAAGATACGGAGATGTTTAGCGGTACACAATTCGGGGAGGGAGGAACTCCTGGTTTTCGAATCATAAGGGGGCACCCCGATTATGAGAGAATATACGATGAACATCGTCATAATCATCATTCATCTTCAGACGAACATGATGAACATGATTATCAACATCACGAATACAAAAAATTTTTGCATGGTGATGGTGATGAGAGTGATGAGAGGGAGGCCTTCTATAATGTGTACTCTGATGGAAAACCACAGGGTTACTTTACAGAGAGAGATATACATATGACCCACCCACCCATGTTTGTCAAGGACACGAGAGACAACTACGTCATCGACCCTGCATCATTAAAATATCAACCACCCAATAACGTCGCCGATGTTAACAATCCTGGATTTGGTATGGGTGAGGGTCTCTTCGGAAGTGCAAGAGCCGGTACTACGTTCATCTAAAAATAATGATACCACGATCTTGGTAATTTTTATGGGACATAAAAATAGTATGATCATTCTTTAATCTTATATCAATAATACGTCTTATTATAATAATTCTTATCTGCATCGTATAACTCGACATTATATGTTTTGTTGCAAGATCTATACATACCATCCTTTGAACCATCTTTTGTAAGAGTTATCCGACGAAATGGTTGTTGTAATAATAGAGGATATATTCTCTGTGTATAAAAATATCCAGCGTCGAGAATATCTGTAGTGGCACATATATAGACGTCAAGTATCATTATATCTTTAAATAATGTAGATTCATCTTTTTTTATAGTGAAGATCTTTGCAAAATTCCATTTATCATCACTACACATCACATCTTTGTAAGAGATGACATCTCCTACTTTTATCTCTCTATCACATACCATCGCAAAAACTATTAATATATGAGTATATATAAGATGAATGTAATAACAATTTATTTTTAACAACGTATCCCTGAATATAAAAATTAATAGCATATGTACTTTTTAATAACAAAAACTATTCATATATATGGTATTCTCATCATATAGTGATATTTGATAATCTTGTCCATACATCCTATATATTCCATTACCTCCCTCTTTCCCTCTCTTCTTAATGATCTTTGTCATATCTTTACTACCCTCTAAATCCCTATATAATTCATACTCTTCAGATATCTCAATCTTTTTGGTAAATATCTTTGGGACGACGTTCTCGCATACATAGGTGGCACTGTTGTTAATCCTCTTCGTATCACATTCCATATGTTCTAACGTCAACGCTTCATTCTTGAATATCTTGAATATCTTTGCAAAATTCCAACTACTCCTTCCATCATTCGTCATCTCTTTATATGCGACGACGTCACCGACCTTCACCTCCTTATTGTTAATATCGAATATTTGTGTCATCTATATTTTTTATGAGTAATATGATGTATTTTTTGTATGATGTGTTTGTAATATATCTATATCCTAATATTAATAAATTATTTTAATCTAAATTATACAAGTTACCATCTTTCAAAATATTATATAGTATCATATAATAGATAATAATATAAAGATATCACTATCTTTAAAATATAATTTGGTAAAATTAGTAAATTATGCAACGTCTACTTGGTATAGCTAAATCACAATACGTAGATTCATTTGGAAAATGTCGAGCGTTAAATTTAGAATACGAGGGTAACATGTTCTCTCTAGTGATAAATCCCGTCGCACCATTAAACCTTCCCATAGATAATAAGGAATATGTTCAAACCCTATCAAGACTTGTAAAATTTTTGAACGAGTACAAGGATATAATATCTATAACGTCGCAAACGACCGTTGGTTCGGGTGATTATACAAGGATAAATGGTGTATGGTTGGGGATAAAAGATAGAAGGATAGTATATGGTTATATAGGTGTATACTATAACATCACCGATGCACCAGATCTACTCAAAGATATAAAGATCTCTGTCAACAATTTCAATCCATTATATAGGAACGTCGAAACAAAGACTATGGATGATCTTAGCAGATACAAACTTTATGAACTATTATCCGATGTGTTGAAACAGATGGTGTTGAAATTTGCATCCACCATCAAATTACA